CGGAAAATCCAATCCGTCGCTTTATTCTTTCCCCGAAAATTCATGAGACTTCAAAAGCAATTATCATGAATCCGAAGGTTAAGCATAGCCCGGTTGATTTTGAGAACGGTCGTGACTTTGAAATCGTTATGCGTAAGCAAGGCGAATTCAATAATTACGATTCCAGCCAATGGTCGTTTGAGGAAGACGCTTTAACAGTTGAAGAACTTGAAGCGATTGAAAAGTTCGGTCTTGAAGATCTAAACCAGTTCTTACCGAATCGTCCGGACGCAGCAGGAATTGCAGCTATCGAAGAAATCTTCGAAGCATCACTTGCAGGTCTTCCGTATGATCCAGATAAGTGGGCAGATCACTATCGTCCAAATATCGCACTAGGTGGCGAAGGCGCAAAGAGTGACAAGACTACGGTTACAGTCAATAAGGGTGATACTTCCGCTGAAGTAGAAAACGAAGGTGTTGTAAAGGCACTTGAGGCTTCTAAAGAAGATGCAACCACCCCGCCTTGGGAAGAAGAAAAAGCTGAAGTAAAGGTTGAGGAGAAGGCTGAAGAAAAGCCAGAAACCAAAACTGAAAAGAAAACTTCAAGCACTGACGATCTCATGGCGAAACTCAAGAAACTTAAAGAAGAAAAAGCCGCAAAGGCTAGCTAAAACGGTGGGGGAGAAATCCCCCATCCTTTTATGACTAGAAATGCGAATAATCTAAGGAGTTTAATATGACAAAACCAGTTGACATTTCCAAATTTAGGAAATCACTCACGAAAAATATCAAAGGAATCAGTACCGGTTTTCAAGATCCACAAATTTGGCTTGATACCGGATCGTATGCGCTGAACTATTTGATCTGCGGTCGTTTCGACGGCGGCATCCCTTTGGAAGGTAAGGTAACTCAGTTTGCTGGATCAGCCGGCTCAGGTAAATCTTATATCGCTTCGGCAAACTTGGTTAAGGATGCACAAAAGAAAGGCATCTTCCCAATCATTATTGATTCAGAAAACGCTCTGGATGAAGCATGGTTACAAAAACTAGGAGTCGACACAAGTGAAGATGCTTTGTTGATTGTTAGAATGTCGATGATCAACGAAGTCGCAAAATTCTTGACTGAATTTGTTGATGATTACAAAGACTCGTATGGAGACATGCCAAGAGACGAACGTCCGCCATTCTTAATTGTGGTCGACTCACTTGGTATGATGCTTACGCCGACAAACGTGAAGCAGTTCGAAGAAGGTGACATGAAAGGTGACATGGGTATTAAGGCGAAACAGATTACGGCTCTTGTTCGTAGCACAGTTTCGATGATTGCCTCTGAAAAGATTGGTATGGTTGTGACAAACCACACTTATGATTCTCAGGATATGTTCAAGCCGGATTCAGTTATCACAGGCGGTAAAGGACTTGAGTACGCCAGTTCAATCATTGTTGTGGTTGAAAAACTCAAGTTGAAAGAAGACTCTGACGGCAACAAGACAAGCGAAGTTCACGGTATTCGTGCAGCAACGCAAGTCAGAAAGTCACGTTACGCAAAACCTTTTGAAAAGATCGAAATTAGAATCCCTTGGGAAACTGGTATGGATCCTTACTCAGGTCTGTTTGACTTGTTTGAGAAGAAAGGTCTACTCGAAAAGCAAGGAAATAAATTCCTTTATATTTGCAAAGACGGCTCGGAATTTAAAGAATTTCGTAAGCGTTTTACGACTGATATGTTCGATCGTATCATGCTTGAGTTCACCGAAGAGCCTTCAGTGAATTTAGAAGAAATTGCAAACGAAGAACTTGAATCTGAGGAGTTGGAGGCTGATAATGGATGAAGAACTTTTTCTAGAAGTTTGGACTTTGTTTAGGGTTTATATTCCAGAAAAAGACAGAGTCAATGCGGCTATGTCTTTGATCGACGCCTTCGAAGGTTGCGGCCATGACGTGGAAACATTCATGGAAATTATCGCAACTGACAATGACATTGATGCTGCTCTGGTAGAGAAGGGTTATTTGTCAGAAGAGCTCGATGATGTAGACGAATACGAGGACGCATGAGCAACTGGGTTTACCGAGTTCAAGAATCATACGATAATATAATCGACATGGTAGAACATTTCGAAGAACAGTATGAAGAAGCTCGTGGCGAAATCAAAATGAAAGGGAAGATCGAGACAAACTCGGCTATGCTCCCTGGACAATTTGAATATCGATATCGTCAACTTCAAGAGATTGAAGCAGTGCTTGAATACCTGAATATTGAATTTAGGAAGACCCGCTCAGGCCTTTATAAAAAATATCTAGAAACCTATAAACGTCAATTAACCTCGAGAGACATTGATAAATATCTGGACGGAGAGGACGAAGTGGTCCAACTCCAGATTTTAATCAACGAAGTGGCCTTATTACGGAATAAGTTTTTAGCGATTACAAAAGGATTTGAATCTAAAGGATTCCAATTAATGAACATCGTTAAATTGAGAACTTCCGGAATTGATGACGCCACCATTTAAATAGGTTTTAATGGAAACAATAGGATTTTTAGATCCAGATGCGCCAAAGAAAAGGAGATACCTTCGGCATCTGCAAGCTATCAAGAACAAAAAAAGAAAAGAAGGTATCTCTGAAATTGAACAAAAGCTGATGGGAAAGTTTTTCGAGAGAAGAAAACTCAACAGTCATATAACAGATAGTTCAATTCAGAATTTAGTTGGTTGGGCACGAACTTTATTTAGACTTCAGTCCTTTGATCGTGTAGTATCAGACTTAGCCGAAATAGGCCTAGATTTAGATATTTCCGACAGGGATAAAGTAAGAATAAAAAGAGAATTCAACCGTCGTAACAGAAAGGCTTTTGTGCCGGTTACCACAAAAACACGTGGACCGGTCGAAGTCCAATATAAGAAAAGGAGACGATAATGTCAACTACAGAAGAAATGAAAACAGCATTCCAAACTTTTGTCGACGAAGATGCAAAGTTTACAGAAAAAGGCAATGCCGCCGCTGGAACTCGCGCTCGTAAAGCATTGATGGAACTTACCAAACTTGCTAAAGCTCGCCGTACTGAAATTCAAACCGAAAAGAACGCAAAGAAAGACTAATGATCGAGGATTTATATCAATCACACGTTTTCTATGACGTCAATAAAGACGGCAGGGACTTCGTAGTGGGTGATATCCACGGTTTTATCAATAAGTTCACCGAAAAATTAAATGAAGTTGAATTTAATCCAGAAGTTGATAGAATGTTTTCTGTGGGAGACTTAATCGACCGCGGGCCTCACAGCCTCGAATGCTTAAGCCTCCTACAGAAACCTTGGTTCCACGCTGTTCTCGGTAATCATGAACAAATGATGATCGATAGTCTTGATGGAGACGAACAGGTTATGGACGTATGGGAAGGGAACGGTGGTAAATGGCACCGTGACGTTCCTTTTGATGTACTCAATGCTTGGGTAGATGAATTAGAAACGTTGCCGTTAGCAATAACGGTTAACACCGATTCTGGCCAAATTGGCATTACTCATGCTAATCCTCCAGAAGATTGGGAACACGCTATCAATAGAACCAGATTTTTTGAGAATCTTTTTCTTTGGGGCCGCACGAAAATAATGCATCGTGACTCAAAAGAAATTGAAAATATTTACATGACGGTACATGGGCATACGCCCACGGCCGGAGTTCAGCAATTTGGAAATTCGTACTTTATTGACACTCTTCGAAACGGAGGCGGTGAACTCACATTTATGAGGATTCAATGAGGATTAGTGAGTTGCAACAAGATATAAACGCGAATGGAACATTCGCAGGAGTACGGACATCAAATAGAACGAACATCGAATTAAAGAAATATCAACAAGAGAATGATATTCAAAATCCAAATCCGATGCATAAATTCCACGTTACGCTTTTGTTCTCGAGAAAACCGTGCCCGAACTACGAGCCTTTGGGTGAGTATCCGAAACCAGTTCTGGCTGAATTTAAGCAATGGAAGATTTTTCCTACTCAACCAGATGAAAACGGAAATATCAGCAATTGTTTGGTGATGGCATTGGATTGCCCTTGGTTAATTAAAAGACAAAAAGATTTGGTAAGGGAACATGGCGCGTCTTTTGATTTTCCTGAATACGTTCCGCATATCACATTGTCATACAACGCCGGTGATATTGATCCAGAATCGTTTCCTGAGTTTATGGAACCGATTGAGTTGGTTTTAGAATATCAAGAACTAATCAATCCAAAATGGGCTAAAGGAAAAGAATAGTTGACAAGACGGTTTTACCGTGTTAGGATATTAACATGACAGATTATAGTGTAGATCCAGAAAAAGACACTAAGACCAAACCCAAGAACAAAGAACCTAAGTTCTACAAGGTTATTCTTTTGAACGATGACTTCACCTATATGGATTTCGTGGCTGATATTTTGACTACGATTTTTGGCAAAAGCATCGAAGAAGCGAATCACATTACTTTGGAGATTCATCAAACCGGTAAAGCAATTGCCGGCGTCTACACTTATGATGTCGCGGAAACCAAAGCGGTAGAAACGATTGATCTGGCTAGAGTAAACGGATTTCCGTTACTCGCACAACTCGAGGAAGAATGATACCGAACGCACCACCAAGCGAAGAAATTTTCAAAATTAGAAATCAGTCAACAAAAATGAAGATTGTTGAAGACTTCCCGCCAAACATCGATGCCTTGCGATTGGTATTCCCAATAACCAATACGGTAATCTTTGCGTGGGGTGACAAGATTTATAATCCACACAAAGTTGATATCCCGGATGAACTGATCGCCCACGAGATGGTTCACGGCGCCCGTCAATTAAAGATGGGAGTGAATGAATGGTGGGTTCGATATATTGAAGATCCAGCTTTCCGTTTAGCCGAAGAAGTTCCCGCTCACCAAGCTGAATTTACTTGGTTAATGAAAAATGCTAACCGTAAAGAGAGAAGATCGGCGTTGAAAGTCGTTT